TGTTCAGACATGTTTAAATCGGCAGAAAAATCTCTTATAGTGATATTTCTGTTTTTCAAGATGTCTTTTATAATCAGTAGGTTAGCCATTATCGTAAAAATATTTCAAAAAAATATAAACTATTAGTTTGCATATAGAAACTAATAGTTTATATTTGCAGCGCTTTGTTAATCTATAACACAACAAATATAAACAATAACATTTTAAAACCCGCAAATCACTAATAAATTAACGATAATGGCACTGAAAGAGTACTATCAAGATCTTGGCAAACTGTCCACACCGCAGAAAGAATTCCGAAGAAAAATAGCTCACGAATGTGGAGTAACGGAGATGACCGTTTTCAGATGGTTATCCGGTGAAGTAGTTCCTGGCTTACTAAAACGCGAGAAAATTGCGGAGATTACCGGTATTGACATTGACATCTTATTCCCCAATAAAAAATAATATCATGGAGTTGAAAAATATTGAGTTTTATGGTACACCAACGGGGGATGTTATGATTACAGAACTTGGGGAACCGATCAAAGTGTACAATGAATCCGGTACAGAATTCACGAACCTGATGATCGAGGAAATTAAAGATTTTTATCCTGAAGCATTTAGCGCGCTTTGCGAAACGTATGCTAAAAGCAAGCTGAACCCCATGTACTTTTCCTTTTTGATTGTACACCGGTTTGTTCGCTGCAATTTTATCAAGTATGACAATATCCCTGATGTGGATCAAAATGGAGTCTTTCGTTTTGAATTTGTTAGCTGCCCACTCCGGGGTGAATGCAAATACTGCGGCATCATCTGTAATCCAAAATTCAATTCTAAACTTTCCGATCGGGAGTTTGAAGTAATGAGACTTTACTATCAGTCAATGAAGGAACCAATGATTTCAGATGAACTGTTTATCAGCATTATGACTGTAAGAAAACACAAAAGGAACTCCCTGGCTAAACTGTCGCTTCATTCCCTGTCTGACTTCATTGCTTATGCCAGCAGAAACAAAATGTTTGAAAATAAATAATAATCAATTTAACTTAATAAAAAAATGGAACCACTTTCAATCAAAATCGCATCAAACAACCGGACCATATCAATTTCAGCACCGGTTAAATATTCTATTCATGCTTCAAAGCTTGCTGATTGGCTTGACAGACTGCCATCCTTAAAAGTTTACTCCAGGGTGCTATATTCCGATAATAGTGTCGGCATAAAAGCACACATCATTAGAGGCACTTTTACGATCGAGAAATTCCAGGAAGAGCTGGAAACAATGTCTGACCTAATACTTGACGTAAATGAAGCAAAGTAACAGCGTAGTCGGTTTTCTCACTGACATGAAAAGAGTATGTCCAAACTATGTTTTTGATAAAAGTGGTTTAGGATCTATCAATAAAAGCCCGAATTCATTTTATTTAAACAGCGATGGATCCATGCTGATGAAGGTTGAAAAGCATTTAAAATTTATATCCCCACGCTCTGGAATAAAGTTGGGTGAAACAATCCTGTTTGCCTCCGGTACCAATTTTACCATTTCAGCAATGAAATTGATCCGGCTTGATGATATAACCGAGGAGATAGCCATTAGTGCAGGTGTTGAAAAAATTGGAGACAATATGTGGAAGCATTATTCACCTGAGTTATTCTATCCAAAAGCGGTGCTTAAAAAACAAGATCCCGGACATCCATATTTTACAACAGCTAAGGCATCCTTCGTTTCATTGTGGTGTAAGAGATATGGCATGATGGATATCTATGAAAATCCTTGGATATGGCAATATACGTGTGTTAAAGAAGTGCAAGCAGCTCAATATACAGCAAAGATCACGGTTGATAATAATACTGAGTTTACTTTATCCTATACAACTTTAGAGGAGCTATCATCTGCTATTTTCGACCGGTTAATTGATTTGCAAGTTGATCATACTGTAATTATTGAATTTGATTCAAAATTCATTATCTGGGATTTCTCTTTAGCTCATTATTGTTTTGCCAAAGGAGTGTTAAGTGTTGATGATTTTGTAAAAATAGTGTTCTTGAGAATTGATCCGACAACAGGTGATAAAATTAAGGAGGATGCCTAATGAAACATAAATGGGAACAAATTTGTAAACAACTGGAAAAATTTGATTTAGCCCTCAATGATTTCTTTGAAAATGGTGGACTGTCCAGCATTTCAATCACAAAGTCAAAAAACTTCCTTAAGGAGCTTAATTGCTACGAAAAAATGGTAGCCGACTTTGATACTTACATGTCACCAGTTGAACCGCTTGATTTTGATTTTCCATTTACATCTGACGAAATGATTGATATGTGGAAACGCTGGAAGGAATACCTGGTAGAGCAACATGGTCAATTAATGAGAACCCGGAGTGAAAAATCTGCATTGGAACATCTGTGGGATTTAAGCAAAGGTGACGAAGACAAGGCAAAAAGTTTTCTTCGATATGCAATGGCTAACAGGTATAAAAATTTCTTTGAGATGGAAGAGAAGGACACAAAAAAACCTGGCAGAGAAGAAGCCGGATCCGGGAGTTCTTTTGGATAAAAATATTGATAGTTTATTAGAACCTAAATTCTGATTTTTATGGAAACACTATTTGAAATTCCACCTAAATACAAAAAGCTTAGAGGTTATCATGGCCGATATTGTACAAAAAAACAAGCCGAAATTGATCGAAGGTTTAAGCTCATTACTAAAGTTGAACATCAGAATTCAGTTTTAAAGCACCAGGTAGAATACTGGAGAAGACAGGCTGAAAGTTTACAAAACATTTTAATAAATAAAACTCATGGCATCACAACAAATAAATGACCTTATCGCCATTGCAAGAGCAGAGCATGCGAAGCAGTTAAACAAGCTGGTAACAATGCGGCAAAACACTTCCTGCGAAGATTTTAAGGAGTTGTTCATTGTACGGGCACAACAAGCCATGGCTGATCGTAAAAATTTCAGTCCATTTATTATCGATGACAATAATCGTCAGGTCATTAATATGATGTACGGTTATATAATGGGTCAGGGTACTATTTTGAATCCATACATTGGAATTGTACTAAATGGGGCCTATGGTTGTGGAAAATCTGTTTTGATTGAAGCTTTTTGTATGGTCTTAAATGATTTGACTTTTAGTGAGAAAAATAAAATAAAATCGGTACATGCCATTGAATTGGCTGAACAAATTAAAAACGTTGGTGTGATACCTTATGCTCGTGAGCCTCTTTTAATTCAAGATATTGGTAAAGAAAAGAAAGAGATGAACGTCTATGGTACGATAATTAATCCTATCACTGAATTGCTGGCCATACGAGCTGAATACGGGGCTTTGACCTTCGGCAGCACCAACATGTCTATAGAGGCCTTTAAAAAGGATTACAAAGAATCAATTTCAAAACGCATCACTGAACATGTAAACCTTATTTTTCTTCCTGGACTTGATCGGCGTCCAAATTTTTCTATAAATCAACCTAAATAATTTAAAATCATGATACTTGGATTTACACAACGGTTCCCCTGGGGCAATAATACAGGATTTCAGGACAAGATTATTGATGGTATAAAGAAACATTCCTTCAGAATAGATAGTCACAAAAGATGGAAGTCTGGTATAAAGATTCAGTTTGCAACCGGCGTTCGCTCCAAACGCTACAATAATTTTTCTGATGGAGAATGTAAGTGCATTCAACATGTTGTAATTGAAGAATATTGCCTGGCTAATGATAATCATAGCTTCTTATTTATTCCAAGTAATTCATCCCATATTCAACAAAAAAAATTTAGAGTTATCATTGATAATCGCATTCTACACTGGACCGAAATTGTAAAACTATCTCGCAATGATGGTTTTGATTCACCGGAGGATTTCTTCAGATGGTTTTACAATGGTTTTGATGGTTTCATTATTCACTGGACTGATTTGAAGTATTGAAATTTGATTGACGTATCCCCATTATTAGCTTTATAAGAACAACCTATTTATGTCATATACATACAAAGAAAAAACACTATCCGCGAAAAACACAGGTGATCGGGTAAAACAAGTTGAGGACTTTTTGACAGCTCACTATGAAATAAAAATAAATGTATTTGACCCATCCAAGTCCTTTATTGTAGCAAAGGACAAAACACTTTATGAGCAGGATCCCACCGAAACGTTGATATCTCTGCACATGGAACGTGAAGGCATAAGAGGATGCGACAGCATTCTTAAAAAAATCATCAAATCCGGATATCATATAACATCATTCAATCCAATAACGGACTACCTGCAAAGCCTTGAAGGTATTTGGAAAGGTGAAAGCCACATAGACAAGCTTTGCAAATATGTGATTGCTCGCGAATTTGATGATCAACCTGAAGGCTTTTACCAGGAGCGGTTTAAGAGGATTCTAAAAAAATGGATGGCAGCCAGTATTGCCTGCTCACTTGGTATTAGGCAAAATGATGCCATGATCGGTTTTGTTCATGCTGATGAAGGCATTGGAAAAACATTCCTTATAGAGTTTTTAACTCCAAAGCCACTGAAACCTTACTACATCAAGTCCGATAAAGACGAACGTTTTTTCAATATAACAACGGCTTTTACTCGCAATTTCCTTGTGAACTTTGATGAATTTATAGGCATAACAAAAACCTCTGCAGAAACGGTAAAAAAGGTACTGTCCAGTACTGATCTGGCAATGAGTAGCACCTTTACTCAGTCAATACCACGAATAGGTAACGGCGTATTTACAAGCAATAAAACAAATGAACTTGGTGGGTTCCTAACTCCACAAATGGGATATAGACGTTATGCCGTGATTGAGCTTGATAAAATAGGGCATGGGTATAGTAAAGATGTCGATGTTGATCAGCTCTGGGCTGAAGCTTTTGTTCTTTTCAAAAATGCCGACTTTGCCTACGAATGGAACATGGAAGATTTTGAAGAGTTCCGGACGTATAATGCCAGGTACCTGGTAGAAACGCAAGCTTACAAACTGATTAAAGAATACTACCGGGTACCGGAAGAAGGTGAGGAGTCGGTACACAAACAACCAATCGAAATTTTACAGGATCTGCGACGCGCTCGTAAACTAACAAGCGCAATGAATAATGTTTCTGATGTGACCATTGGAATGGCGTTACGCGCTTTAGGCTTTGAACGTAACATGAAAAAGGTGAATAAAATTTCACCGAGATATGGGTACCAGGTTATACAGTTATTTGAATAAAAAATTATAAATCCATTTATTTAAAAAATTATGAAAAAAGTAACAATTGACGAAAATGTAGGCAAAATCCTTTATGGTCCTGCCTCAAGCGAAGGAAAAAAAGTTTTAGAACAACTGTTTGGTAAAAAAGTTCTAGCCGGTGATGCTATCGAAAGGGTTAATTCAATTGCTGCAGCCTATGAAGAAACTGGGAGGCCTTTAGTTACACATCCTTCTGAATTACCGATAGATCTTCACGCATTCTTCTTGAAACTGTACGATTTTATTGTAGTAGCTGAAGGTATGAATGACGGTGAAAAGCTCTCATATGAAGACCTTAAGCAAGAGAAGTGGTACCCATGGTTAAAGTTGCTGCCTGCGGGTGGTGTCGGTTACTACGGTACGTTTTACTTTACGACGACTGCGACTGCGGGGGACGCGGCGCGCCTTCGATTTATAAGCGAAAGAGCGGCTAAAGCCTTTGGAACCAATCCAGAGTTTCAAAAGTTAGCACTTGATTTAATGAATCTATAATCAGCCGAAAGGCATAACAAAAACAACTATTATGAAAAAGCTTTTTAAGAACGTGAAAGATTTGAAGGAATGCTATGAAATAGCCAACCTTCCTGAAGTGGAAAATATCGCTGATATACCAGCAGATTACCATCCTGTAATCATGGATTTCTACCGTGAGTGTGTTGTTGTCAAGGCGGCCAATATACTTCGCAATCCAGAAATTAAACTATCATGGTTGGACCGGACTATTAAGAAGTATTTTCCTTGGATGTATGTGCTGCCTGCGGGTGGTGTCGATTACGACGATACGTATTACTTTACGACGTATGCGAATGCGGGGGACGCGGCGCGCCTTGCTTTCCAACACCCAGATGATGCTAAGCACGGTGTTGAAATAGCCCCGGACGTGTTTGAGGGCTTTTTGACGAAATAAATTCAAAAGGCTGTTTGCTTTTGTTGCTGCCTGCAGGTGGTGTCGATTACAACGATACGAATTACAATACGACGAATGCGAATGCAGGGGACACGGCGCACCTAACTTTCAAAATAAAAATTCAAAAGCAAAGGCCTTGCCTCTTGGCAAAAAATAACAAATTCAAAAGGTGCTGGTAGCTTCCGCGAACGCTCTGAATAGAAAGCAAGCTAAAATCAGAATAATGAAAAGATACAATAACCTTTACGAACAGATCTGTACCAGAGAAAACCTGTTTCAGGCATATTGGAAAGCACGATCCGGAAAAACAAAAACTTTCGGGGTTCAGCTTTTCGAAAAAGACCTGGAAGGAAATTTAGAAGCTCTTTATCAGGAACTTTTATCCGGAACATACAAGACTCCGGATTACAGCGTTTTTACTATCTATGAACCAAAAGAACGGTTAATTTACCGACTCCCGTTTAAAGATAGGGTCTTGCATCATGCTATTATGAATGTGATGGAAGGCATCTGGGTTCCCTTATTCATAACACATACCTATTCATGTGTGAAAGGCCGTGGCATTCATGGAGCATTAAAAGCTATCCATCGCGACCTTGGTGATAAGCAGGGTACTGTTTACTGTCTTAAAATGGATGTGAAAAAGTTCTATCCGAATATCGATCATGCAATACTTAAGACAATCATCAGGAAAAAAATAAAAGATAAAAAACTTCTGAACTTGTTGGATGAAATTATTGATTCCGCTCCTGGCGTTCCGATAGGAAACTACCTTAGTCAATTCTTTGCAAACTTGTATCTCTCATATTTTGATCACTGGCTTAAGGAAGACCGGAAAGTGAAGTATTACTACAGATATGCTGACGATATGGTTTTACTTGCTCCTACAAAGGAAGAGCTTCACGGACTCCGAAAAGATATTGGAAAATATTTAAATGTAAATCTTAGACTCGATTTGAAATCAAACTACCAGGTGTTTCCTGTTGAATCCAGAGGTATTGACTTCGTTGGTTATGTCTTCCGTCACAACTATATTTTAATGCGTAAATCAATAAAAAAGAGTTTCTGCAGAAAAGTGGCCAGACTAAATAAAAGACAAATTGATATAGTTGAATATAAACGACAAATAAGCCCATGGGTCGGCTGGTCCAAACACTGTAATTCACGAAACTTGATAAAAAAAATAATATATGACAAAGTTCTCTGATTTAAATATAAAACGGTTGAACAGTAAGATAAAGTTCGATGTCCCTGCTGTATCTATTCACTCTATTGTCAACTGTGAAATTGATGTTCTTGATTATGAAGCGCATGTTACAACAAAATTCGGTGATGATAAATATATCGTTTTATTCAGCCAGAGCGGTGTACAGAAAAAATTCTTTACCTCATGTGAATCAATAAAGAATGACCTGAATCAAATTGATAGATCAAATATGCCGTTCACTACCACTATTGTTATAGAATTTTTTGCAACCGGAAAAACATTCAAATTTACTTAAATATGAAAGCAAGCGAATTTTTAGAACTGGTAACTAATATGCGTAAAGCCCAGAAAGACTATATCAAGACAAGGGACTTTAAAATTTTACAAGAAAGTCGAAAGCTTGAAAAACAAGTAGATACAGCCATTGAAGTTTATACAAATGGATTGAGGCTCTTTTAACTACATCATTGAATTTTTAAAATCAATTATCCCCACTTAATATTGCATACGATTATGAGCGATTACAATGTTTATCTGAAAGTTCCCGAATATTTGGCACAGTGGATAGCACACTCTTTTGGGAGCCCGGTAAGTTTGATTAAGGATAGCCCAGAAATGAGGTTGCTTAATGAACTACTGGTTAAAACACCTTGTGACAGAATTCCCGACACCGGAGATGGCGCAAATGTAATTATTCCAATTCCATACTTCAAAGGTAAAGATCCAAGGTATTACAACTTTCTATACAATAGTGGGAAAAACGCTTTAGAAGACAGCTTTTCTGAATTATTCAAAAAGAATCTTTTTCTGGAAGTATCAGAGCTTAGAAAGGTTCGGGTAAAACGCGCTGCAGCAATTTATGCCTATATGGAGAAACATGGAATTGATGAAATCTATTGGGATACGGTAGCTCAAATTTTCCACCGGTTGAATCAAAAATATTTTAGAGAAAAAGATCTTAAGATTGCGTAAAATTATATATGACTTCAAAGCCTGTTTTGTCGTAAATAAACACTTTAAGCAAATACCGCACTATTCACACAATTAGCACATTGCGCACTTTTTAAATTAAATATTATGAGTACGAAAACACTTCCGATGATTTTATCAGTCGAATATATTACAGAAGGAGAATTGACACTTTATCCAAGGAAAATTATTAAACCAGGTGATACTATTTCTGCAATAGGAAATTTTCAGAAATTAAAACTTACTGAACCATCTTCGTGCAATTCAACATCAGAGCGAACTGATAACGGATTAGTCTATACTACAAAAATTGCAGGAATTATATATGACAATGGCGAATCTGAGCTACAACATAAACTTCAAACAAATTTTTATGCTTACCGTCTGACTGATATTTATAAAAACAAATACTTAGTTGGGACTGACAAAAAAACCTTTCCGGAGATTTCATTTTCACCGGCAATTGATGCTACACCATCCGGGATGCGATCTGTACCTTTTGAAATTACGTGGATTTCAACACTTCCCCCTATAGATATTATTGATTTATAGTCTTTTTTTCTGATTTATTATAGCCGTAAAGTTGCAGTGTGAATTTTCATACTGCAACTTTTTTTTATGCTACTATATGAATTATCAAATTGATATTGACGGTTTTATTGGCGAGTGGGAATATTCCACCCGATACGTTAAGCAAAAACTTAATGAGAACAAAGGAAAGCCGGTCTTTCTACGAATGAACTCAAATGGTGGCCGCTTGTATGATGGTTTGTCTATGTGCGACAGAATTCAAGAACATGGAGACGTAACAGTTCACATGATGGGATTCAACGCTTCAGCTGCTACTCTAGCCACCTTAAAAGCAAAAAAAATTTGTATGGCCTCCAATGGCTTTTATCTGATTCATAAAGTGATGACTCCAGTAGGTATTTGGGAAAATCTTAATGCTGATCAGATGGAAGCATTAATTTCTGAATTAATGGCCGACAAATTGGCCAATGACAAGATTGACCAGGTACTTGCACAGATGTATGCCACGAAAACCGGCAAAACAATGGAAGAAATGTTGGCACTGATGAAAGTCGGTGGATGGATGAACGCAAAAGAAGCTCAGGAATATGGATTCATTGATGAAATTATTGATGCACCTGAAAAAGTGAACATGATTTCCATGAAAGAAAAATTGAATGTGTTTGGACTTCCTACGAACCGAATTAACTCTGAAAATTTATTTACCTATAAAATAACAAGCGAAATGAAAAAACAACCTATCAAAATCAACGCCGTGATAGGTGTTGAAAAACTGGAATCAGATGGAAAAGGCGTTTTTCTCAATGAAAAGCAAATTGAAGACATTGAAGCCAACATCGAATCATTGGAGGATTCAGTTGAGACTGAAAAAGCCAATGTAGTTACAGAAAAAGAGGCTACCGTTGCCGCTGATACCCGTGCAAATTCTGCTGAAGCTACCGTTGCAACGCAAGCAACAAAAATCACTGAACTGGAAACTCAAATTACAAATTTGAAAAATGGTGCCGGTGATACAACCGGAAAATCAAAGCAGGTAACTGACGAAGACGGCAAAGGCGAAGGTGGTGACTCCTTTTCAAACACTGTTGAATCTGCACGCAAGTTGTACAACTTGCTCCCGGAATAATCAATTATTAAATCTTAAATAAATTTACTGAAATGGTAGAAATAACCCCAGAAGCGCTTGCGCTTAGTGCTGCGAAATTTCGCAAGGAATTATTGATGATGCCGGTGATTGCTTTAGCAACATCATTGGCTCACATGTCATTACGTACCGGCATACGTGGTAAGGAAACGGTAGGACAATTAGATGGAGACATTGAGATTGGACCATACGACCCATCACGTATTGACAAAAACGGTGTTACTGTCAAAGGTCGTGACTTGGAAACATATTTCGGGTCTGTTGTCAAGGAATTTGAGCCCAACTCTGTTGCAAAGTCAATTTATGGCGATGCAGTTTTGAGCGGTCAGGGTTTGACAGAAACAAAAATCACCCAATTGGTGTTGGCCTTTTTGGCAAAGAAGATTTCCAAGAACATCAATAAAGTTCTATGGTCAGCTGTCCGTAATTCTGAAGGTACTACCACTGCCGATTTGTTCGATGGTTTTGATACCATTACCACCGCTGATATGGCCGGTGCCACACCAAAAATTTCAGTTGCACAAGGTAATTTGGTTGAATTAACTGAAGCTATCACTGCAAGCAATGCCGTTGATAAACTGAAGGCTATTTATCGGGCAGCGATGGATGAACTTAAAGGTGAAACAACGAAAATGTTTATCTCAAAAACGGTTTATGACATGTATAATGACGACTACCAGGCCAGTCATGGTGCATTGCCTTATAACACCGCATTCAAGAAAACATATCTTGAAGCATCTGATGATACATGCGAATTGGTTGCACTTTCAAACAAGAAAACGTCCCCTTACATCCACTTGACAACAAAGGGCAATATGCTTGTTGGTGTTGATCAGGAAGGTGATACCGAAAAGATCACTGTTGAAAAACATGCTGCTTTTGTTTTGCAGTTTGTTATGGCCATGTTCTTTGGTGTACAGTTTGAAAGCATCAGCCCGGAACGTTTGTTGGTTGCAAAACTATTTCAAGCTTAATTATTCATTCACAAAAAAATAGGAGAAAATAGTTATGGATTTGAACTATAAAGATCTTGATTGGAAAGTTGGACAAACAAATCTTCCGGGAATCCGCGAAGATGTATACTGCATTCCCAAGAGGGATATTGTAACCTGGCCAACTTTGCCAGAAACATTTGTTACGGCAATGGGGGAACTGGTAACCTACACCGGATCTTTTATCTTAGCAGCATTGGCAAAATGGCAGAAGATCGGTGTAATTGTTGACAAGTCACCACTTGATGGTAAAAGTCAAGGTACCAGACCAAGCAAAACATTCTTGAATCAATTGGTATTGCAACACCCAGGCGTTGAAGAAGACGCTTCCGGATTCTGTATGCAGGCAAATAATGACGATATGGTCTACCTGGCACAAACAAAGAAAGGCAAATGGCGCGTCGTTGGAAATGAAATGTTTCAAACAGACACAGCCATTGATCAGAAGCTTGGTGGAGCTGCAACTGACGAAATGGGTACAACCATTACCGTTACTGTTACCGACCTTGCCCCAGGCTTATTTTACACCGGCGCGATCGTCACCAATGATGGTACTATCAATCCGGGTGTGTAAAAATATCCTTCAATAAATTATTGAAACGCCTGGCATCAATTGTCAGGCGTTTTTTTTGTCTTTTTTGTTGTAATTACCCGTAATTACTTTTGAAATACTTTAATAAAGAACCCATAATCCATAAAAAAAATGAATATTGAAAAATCGTATTTACAGCAAGTGAACGATTGGCTTGATGCTGATCCCGAAGTTCGCACGATCGAAGAAGGTGCAAAGTTGATGCTACAGGGTAACAGAAACCGAATACTGCACCAAAATGTGATTCATAGGTCCAACTTTGAGAAAGTGGAATATGAACTAAAGAAAATCATTGGTGATCAACGATTTATTGCGCCGGTGGAAAATTCGCAGGAGTTAGAGACAAAAGTTTCAAATCTTGAAACAAAACTTGAAGCGATATCGGTAAAAGGAAAGCGTCCGGATCACGACACCTTACCTGAAAATATGCAGGCAATTGTTGAAAAGAACGTGATCATTTATCATGAAATGAGATCTCGTTTTGAAAGATTGAAAGTATTGAGCAGTGAAGGTCATACGGCATCTGAAAGACTTCCTTTCCTTGAGGAATTATTGGAACTGGATGGCACTTTAACTTACAACTGGAATCTATATGATAGCTTCGATGCAAATGCACCAATTGCTACAGATAAAAAACCGATAATTATCCCTGGTGAAAAGATTGATGCCAAGCGCGTTTCTGCAAATCGCAAATTTTTGAGTGACAACAAATCTAAAATGGTTGTATTGATTGAATCCGGAGAAACGGATAAAATGAATGCATTACTCGAAAAAATGCAGTTACGATACAACGAATTGATTCAAAATGGTGAAACTTTTGCACCTGATCAGGTTGCAAATTTCAAAGCTTTAGGCTTAATAGTCGGTGAAGTTTTAGAAATAAAAGAAATTCCCGGTACCGGAGAACAAAATCACACAGAAGGTGGTGAAGATCTTCTACCTGCAGTGGAAAATACGGAACCAGGTGAAGGGTCTACAGATTGCGAAGCAGGAGGTGAAAACTTTACTGCAGGCGAAAATGTGAACCCAGGTACCGGAGAATAAAATCCAAATCAAATAAAATAAATAGGCTCTGATCATGTCAGGGCCTATTTATAATTAAACCTATGTCAATGAGCAAAAAACAAACATACGACATTTGTGTACAGCACCTCTATGATGATGCTGATAAGTTAGCATACCTGGCTCCGCAAGTTCGTGACCGCTTGCTTAGAATTCGTTCAGCCTACACCCTTATGAATGAATTTCCATCCAAACAAGACCGTGAGATCATTCAACATATAATGAATAGTAGCGGTGTTGAGCGTTCTGCGGCCTATGAGGACCTTCGTATCATAAAAGACCTACTGGGTTCCATAAATAGACAATCTAAAGACTGGCACCGCTTTAAATTCAATAATAGAATTGATAAAGCTTACGATCTGGCAGAATTAAAGAATGATCCGGGATCAATGGTTAAAGCCATGGCCACATACGGTAAATTCAATCAGCTTGACACTGAAGACGCTGAAAGAACGCCATGGGATCAAATTGTACCACAACAACTAGAACCCACTGAAGATCCAACCGTAATCGGTATTAATCCAATGCCAAACTTTAAGGAAAAACAAGCTGCTATGAAGAAAAAATATGAAGATCAGATTGAAGATGTGACTTATGATGAAATCGACATAAAAAGTCTTGAAAAATATGCCGATCTCTAGAGAAACCCAAAAAATCTATTTTAATGCCGCTCAACAGCGCGTAATGTTCAGAAAGTGCAATACCGAAGTTGTAGTTGGTGGAAGGCGCCTTGGAAAGACTCATGGTATTGCAGCACCTTATGAACTTGGTAACGTACAGAGGATGCCACGCGGAAATCATGGAATAATCGCCGGTACATTCCAGCAAGCATTTACTCGTACACTACCAGGAACAATAGCAGCCTGGGAAAGTTGGGGATATAAAAGAAATTTTCATTTTTTTGTTGGTCAAAAACCTCCAAGATCAGCACACTTTGAAAAACCATTAACAGAGCCTGTAAATTATGATCATGTAATAAGTTGGTATAATGGATCTATTAATCCAATTATATCTCAAGACGTTGTAGGGTCATCCAATTCATTAACATTTGACTCACTTCTTTTAGATGAAGCGAAATTCCTGGATCATGAGAAACTTAATAATGAAACGTTTCCTGCTAATGGTGGTACACGTGCTCATTTTGGAAAATCTCCATTCCATCACAGTATGTTAATTATTTCTGATATGCCAACAACAAAAAAAGGAAGTTGGTTTCTTAATTATGAATCCAAATGTGATAAGGAACTCATTGCTCAGATTGATGCAATTATATATGAGAAGTGGAGAATTATGAGTAAGCTGAAAGAATTTGAACAAAAAGGAATTAAACCAAAACCATATATTTTTGCTTACTATAAATCATTGTGCAGTGATTTGGCAAAGTTCCGTAGAATTGCTGTTGACTATAATGTATTCAGTTCCATCGAGAATCTTCAGGTACTAGGTGAGTCCTATATAAAGCAGATGAAGCGTGATCTTCCAGCATTGGTATTCCAGACCTCAATTATGTGCAAAAGGGTAGGTATGCTCAAAGATGGATTCTATAACAACCTAAAGGAATCTGATCATTACTATACAGCTTTTGACAATTCATACCTGCGCAATCTTGATTTTGACTTTGATAAAACAAAGGATCTTTCCTGTCTTCAGGATGGAGATCTAGATAAGAATGCACCAATAAGTATTGCATTTGATTATAATGGCAAAATTAACTGGTTAGTTGCCGGTCAAAGTTCCGGTTTCAAAATGAAGACATTGAAATCTTTTTACGTTAAGTATGATCGTAAATTAGTTGAAATTGTAGAGGACTTCTGCCATTACTACCGGCATCAAAAAAGGAAAGAGGTAATTTATTACTATGATAGTACTGCATTGAATAGTAATTATGCTGTTAATGATATTGATTTTGCATCTGTAATCATGGACACATTCATAAAAAAAGGATGGCAGGTCAAAGGTATTCATATTGGTAATCCAATGAATCACATGGAAAAAAATAACTTAATCAATATGGCATTAAAGGGGCAGCAAGGTTTATTTCCAATGTTCAATAAAAATAAAAATGAAGCTTTGTTGTTGGCCATGGAACAGACTGGAATCTATCAGGGTCCAAATGGTTTCAAGAAAGATAAACGCGGTGAGAAATTGGCCGAGAGTGATGAAGATAAATTGGAAAACAGGACCGATGGTACCGACGCCTGGGATACTTTATTCATTGGTATGAACAACTTCCCATGTGAGAACACATTTTCCTCCGGACTTGTCAGTTCATTTGTGTAATTACCAAACGTCTAAGTATCTGAACCACTGATTTATATCGGTGGTTTTTTTATGAATTGTAATGAGGTATGCGTGGCATATAAGGCGGTTTTCGAAGGTTGTAATTACAAAAGTTCGAGAGGGCGGGGCGGGGTCTCCCGTCTGACACAAACCTTCAATTCGCGGACTGATATTCTTAAAATGATGATAATCAGTCATTTAATATTTAAAAAGATGGACACTTTTAAAAAAAACGAAGTAAAAAAACTCAAAAAAGTGCTTTAAAGTCCCCAGTGATGGCCATTTATCTATTTTCTTAAAACATTTGTTTCCATCTTCTTGATCATTTCCAAATCCAGTATCAAAAAATGTTTTTTTATTTTTTCTATATGATATATTTATATTATATAACACATTATCAACATGATATATGTAATAAGAAGAAAAAGAAACAAAAGGAGCAAAAAATATATTTTGTGCTTACTACCTTACTACCTTACTACTTTTGTTTGTATCTATCAGATTTGCAATAATATAAAGGTAGTAACCTTATAAATAAAAATAGAAAAAGAAGGTTACTACCTACTTACTACAAAAAAGTGCTTACTACTTTTTTTTCGTTGTAACTATCTTATATATAATTATTTATCACAAGGTAGTAGGTAGTAAGTGAGTTCCCATATTTTTTTTTTCAATTTTTTTCATTTATTTTGATTAAAATCCTATAAATCAGTATTATAAATTATTTTTTACTGTAAAAAATCACTATATTTGGATAAAATTGAAAAAATGAAAATTCCACCAAATTCTGAAACAACGGGAGAAGCTCCAGTTGCAACATTGTCTTATAAGGACATAATTCTTGCACGTTATACCGGCGAATTTCTGCAGGCGACTGAAGAAACGACTACGATTCAAAAATCGAGTGCGCAAATTGTTCTCGACTTAAGACCTTTGGCCGAATTTTCTACTAATGAAATTGCAGAGTGTTTAATAAGATTGGGGTATACAATTGGATTTAATGATGCTTGCCCGGTATGGTTGTTGCGGCAAGATCCAGGAAGAAAATTAAACGAGTAAATTTTATTGTGTCTTTTTTTACCGTTTGCCTTTGAATTTTATTTGCGTAAGTAAATTATTCAAAGGCTTTTTTATGACTATTACACAAGAACCGATAACATCCGGACTGTATTTTCAAAATTCAATCCCTGATATTATTCTGAGAAAAACAGATTTGAATACTTCAGTTGCTTTCTCACTAAAAAAAGGTACTGAAGTGCTGCTAAGTGAACGGTATGTTTACGATTCTGAAGGCAAAATTCAAATTAAAAATCTAGGTGATCTTGTAAAGAATTACTTTGAATCAAACCCGGTTGTGTATTTAGAAACGATGGTGGCCATTTCGGATGGCTTGTGCATTGGTTTTACCTTTACAATCACAGAAGGCGCCACAACGCACGAAAATAGTTTTTTATCCCTGAAATGTGATGCCGATATATCTTCTGATGCTGCCTCCTGGACATCAATGAACTTTCTTACTAGATCCTATCTTGAAAAACGCACCGCAAAAGGTAGGAATGAATACCTATCATTCTATCAAAAAGCCGAATATCAGGCCATTTCAATACATTATAAAATATTTTATCTGCTTAATGGAGTGGTAGTTTCTAAGTCCGGTATACTTGGTGTAATACCCGGGGCTGCTGGTACCCATGTTTTCACATTCAATTCCTCAATTGGCCGTATTATAACCGCAGCTGAGTTATCGCTTGAAACGAATGCACTGCAGTACGACATTTGGCTAACGGGAACCGGTCTAAATTCAAATGTTTACACTTACATGGTTGACAACATGTTATATCGTGATCATCATTCATTCGTGTATATTAATTGCTTTGGTGTAATGGAAACATTCACCGCAACTGGAAAGACTATCAATAAAAAAACGAATGAGTACAACCTGAGTAACATAAACGGATATTACAGGAAAATAACACAGAATTTTATAAGCGAAAAAACGTGTAACAGTGGATATCTTTCTGAATCAGAAATGGAGTGGATTGATGATCTTGTTAATAGCTACATAGTTGGCTTGTCAACTTCAAGTGATGGTTTAAGTGAAGAAATAACGCTGGTAAGTATTGATAAGTCTGATAATGATTTAAATGAGCTACATACCTTTTTGTTTGAATATCGACGTGCAAAAAATAATCACTTGATGTTTACGAGTGCCGCTAAGGGGTTATTTGATGACACGTTTGATGAAACCTTTAATTAAACAAGCATGATACATATAAAGGTTGTTAGAGATATACTGAGGCAGGGTAAGCCGTTTAGTTGTTTGGTTTGGAAAAAAGATGGTGAGATAATGGCTTGTATGGATGTGGTATGTACATCCACCAATTTTCAACGCAATACTGCGAACTTACTCTTTATAGAGAGTAGGCAGGTTCGCAAGGTGAGAATCATCAGCATTTTTGAAATTAATGACGAAGAAGTAATTATATAAATCTTAAATATATGAGCATAGGAAAAGATGTCAGCGTTTTTGAGATACCTATTGGTGAAGCAGCCAGAAACGCAATGAATAAAATGAACGTTGGCACAACCGTTTTTGATACAGATGATATATCTCCAGTGATAGTTACGGGTGCTACCGGATTGAGAGGTTATGTTCCATGGGGTGATGATAACCTTCGGCCAGCAGAAATTCTTACATTGATGCGTAAGGATGAAGTTATGAGTTCCAATACTTGGTTCAATATTCAGGCAGCCTACAGCAATGGATTGACATATACAAAAACTGATAAATCGACTGTCACCGAGACCGATATATTGGATTTCTTCAAATATAATCGGCCGACAAAATATTTATTGGAACAACAGACTGATATCAAACATTTTTTCTTTTCTGTTTCGGTTTTGATTTTAAGTGGTGACGGAAAAAAAATAGTTAAACTTAGACACAAAGATGCTCTGTATTGTCGCCTTGAAACTTGTAATCCAAAAACAGGTGCACTCCAGCATGTTTTCTTTGGAAATTGGGAAAAAGGTACTCCGCAATTTGAGAATCTTGAAATCATTGAACTTCTGGATGTTGATGATCCACTCGGTGATTTGATGGTACGTATGGGGAAAATTCCAGGTGAAGATGGTAAAAAGGAAACACCATCAAAGACACGAAAATTTGCAATGATCAATCGTATTCCTATTCCTGGAAACAAATACTATCCGTTTCCGTACTATTGGTCTATTTTCAATTCCGGATGGTACGATATTAAGCAAATGATTCCTGCCGGTAAGAAAGCGAAATTTACAAATGGTTTAGTAATCCGGTACCAGGTTGAGATTAACTCAAAATACTGGAGTGAAGTGATGAGTGCGGAAAAGATTACGGATCCGATTAAACAGGCTGAACGAATAAAACTTGAAAAAGAGAATATAAAATCTTTTTTAACTGGAATGGTAAATGCCGGTAAAGTATGGTTTAGTGGATTCTATACAACGCCTGATGGTAAAGAACAATCCATGGTGCGCATTAACATCATCAACAATACGAAAGAGGGTGGTGATTGGATTGAAGATGTTGAAGAAGGTAGTTCAATGATGTGTTATGCTCAGGGCGTACATCCTAGTTCCATTGGCGCAACTCCGGGGAAATCATCGAGTAACATGTCAGGTAGCAATGTCCGCGAAATATTTACGATGAAACAGGCCTTGGAGAAAGCGACTAAGGACATTATTCTTGAACCATATTTTGTAATCAAGAACTACAATGAGTGGGATATTGAGTTTGATATACCCTTTATGATGCTCACTACATTAGACAAAAAAACAGATGCTGAACCATCAAATTTAGACAATAATCAATCAAAAAAATAGACATCATGCTTATTTCCACTATCGAACAATTTGTTGAAGTAATACCTACAGCTGCCGGGACTGAATTTAAGGCCATTCAGCCGTTTCTCAATGAATCTGAAAATCAACTAGTAGGTTTATTTATTGGAGAGGACCTGTTTAGTTATGTTACATCTCAGCAAACGGATAGTCGATTGAAATCAATCTTTGTCCGTTTATTATGCTTACAAGCATACGAGAATGCAATACCTTTTGCTGACCTAATTCAAACACCTAACGGTTTTGGTATAGTGTCAAACTCAAACATGGCTCCGGCAAGCAAGGAACGTGTAGAGAGATTACGCGAGTGGGTATCAGTGCAAATTGATATGAATACTGATCTATTTATTCAGCTGACTCTTGATGACGCTATGGCATTGACTCAATGGACAAAATTCTCAGATTTTTCATCTTTTACCGATTGCCTGTTTTTAACTGGTATGGATTATTCAAATTTTGTGAAATGTCAAGGTTCAAAACGAAAATCCTTTATTGACACAAAAAGTAAGTTGCTATCCTGGCAGACAAATATCCTAGAGAAAATAATCAGTGAAACTTATTTGGCTGAACTGATTGCAGAGGTCAGAAAAAATACCTTTTCAGATGGATCCAAAAATGTGATCAATCACTGTAAAATGATCCTTGGCCAGTTGGCCCAGTCCAATCAGGACGAAGCAGTTAAAATATGCGATACGTTGAGTAATATTCTCGATGCTGATCTTGCTACTTACAAAACGTATGCCTCCAGTCCGGAATATGCTTTGAAGATTGCGCCAAAATATGTCAATAAAAGTTCGGATTCAACCTTCTTTTTTGGATAAACATGGAAACAATCAACTTAACAGCTCCGAAGAATTACGGAGAAATGACAGAAAAGCAAATACGTTATGTCGCTGCATTGCTGATAGCAGGTACACCTGAAGAAACTATTTGGACTAAATGCTTCATTCGTTTTACAGGCATTAAACCGCTTTGTGATTCCGATGGTGACTATTTATTTTCTAAGAGAAAATTGAAAGGCTTTTTTAAATTGACCGTTGAGGAGGTAAATTCTTTTTCTAAAAAAATGGATTTTCTCACAAAAAGTTATATTGGTATTCGACCTGTTTCCAAAATTGTAATATTAAAACCTTGTGATGAGTTGCTATGTGATACTACTTTTCTACAATATTTAGAGGCTGAAAATTATTATCAGAAGTATTTATTCACTAAAGATGTTAGCCATTTAAATATGCTGATAGGCACTCTTTATCAAAAAGGAAAAGACTATGACAATTCCTTGACAGAAAAGAGAGCTAAGTTCATCGAATACTATTCAACCGAGGTGGAAAGATTGATTGTTTTAATGTGGATGGTTGGCGTCAAAGACTATTTTTCAAAGAAATTCAAATATTTGTTTAAGCGGATAGAATCTGATGAAAACAATGATGTAGCCCCAGATATGTACCGTATAATTCAGGATCAGGTTCGAATGCTTTCCGATGGTGATGTGACAAAACGTAATAAAGTCCTTCAATCAAACACCTGGGATGCTCTGGACGAAATGGATTCTAAAATCCGTGAAGCAAAAGAAATGGAAAAACGAAATAATATATAACTATGTGGAACGCAGTCACTTATTTTAATGCTCTGAATGGAAAGCTAAAGATTACAAAGGATAATTATACTTTTTGTCGTGTAACCGGCATAAACTATTTGGAAGAGATCCTTTCTAGTCCTCAATCAGCTAAGTCATTTCTAGCGGTTGATGATACGGACGAAGGTGTTACTGTCCAAAATGGAGGTGGTTATTTCAACCGGCGCGCTGTTGTTGTCTATATCTTGAAAAAATATGATTTCAAAAGCCAAACAGACCGGGAAGAAAAAACAAATGAAACAAGACTGATCTATCAAAAGATATTGTCAAGGTTGATTAAGGATTCCAGTTTAATTGCTGAACTCAATTTTTTAGATAAAACACGTTTTCCTTACCACGAAGTACCAGGCTATTTCGCTGCAGGTACTACCGGCATTTATTTCACATTGACACTCGATGAGCCAACAAACTTAGTATATGATGCAGAGGACTGGGAATCCTAATGACTACTACCAGGCATGGGCAAAAATGATGGTGACCATTTGGCAGGATAAGATTGCGCAATTGAACATTCGTGATACAGGAGCATTGTTTGCCTCGTTTCTAATTGAGGTCGAAGCACAGTCAAATGGAGATATTAATAAAATTGTTTTCTCATTCCTTTATTATGGTAGAATGGTTGACATGGGTGTAGGACGTGGAGTTACATTGGCCAACGCCGGTAAAGACAGCGGAAGGAAAGCAAAGCCATGGTATAAGTCATGGTATCATTCAGTTTTAATTCTTACTGAAAAACGATCACTGCTATATGGTGAGGAATTTCAAGCGATAATAAGTGAGGCACTCAATTTTTGAGTGTCTTTTTTTTTGTTTTTGGCTGTTGGTTTATTTGTAAAAAACAATAGCAATGTCTATCAATGAGCTTTTAGCTTTAGCAAAACTAATCAGAGACGAACAAAAAACTGGTGCGAATACTCACTTTCGGATTGGTACGACTCTTGAAGAAATTATAAAAGCTATTCCCTCAAATGTGCTAACCAGTTATGACGATACAGAGCCATCTGATGCTACTGTTTTTTCAGCACTTCGCACTATTCTTGAGGTTACAACCCGATCAATAAGTAAGACTGAAGATGATACCGCTGAAGGGATTATAACCTTCTTAAAAGGCTTGAAGTCTGACGAAATAGCCTCTATTGAATCAAGTATAGGTGCACTCGGTACCGGCTTTAGACTCTGGATACAAGATGGTAAATCAAACCTTGAGATTGATAAACTGACTGTCAGAAGCGGCATACTTACCGATGCCCAGAAATCCGTCTTAGCCCTTCTTGAAAAAGATTCAACCGGTAAATTGAAGATAGATGCCGATGTCTATTCAACCGGTGCACTTAGCGCATATGGTGCCGGATCAACTGAACCAAGTGGCGGCGCAACAAGTTTAGGTCAGCTTGTTAACGTAGAAGATTCGGCAGATGATGAAGATGCCGCCCCCCAAGAACTTGTAAAGGAGGGTTCAACTTGGAATAAGAAACTCTATGACCACATTCGGAAAGCGATATGCAACAGCAACGGATTACCGACAGAGACGAATATGGGTTACCTGTCACGGGTTACCACCTCATTCAGATATGTAGGACTTAGCGTAGTCCTCAAACGGGCTTCGGGCTCTACCTATATCAGGTACGAGTTTATGGATGGTATTCAGGATTCAAATTTTGTTGAAGCCGAATACGCAAACGGGTATAATACCCTGTCAACGCGAATAGAAGAGATAGGCAACACGCTTAAGAATTTTGATATTGGAACTTATTAAAAAACAAATATTATGGCAAGGACATCACTCATTTTTAAGTGTCTTAAAAGCAATGCATTGCTTACGGCAGGTACTACAAATGTAAAAACTCCAGCTGCTACCGGATTGTATTATGGTGAGATATCTTACAATGCGAATAGTGTAGATCCTACTCTTTACATCCCGTTAGTTACTAACGCAACTATAACGGAGGCTGCCAGCACAGCTTTGATAACAACATTTGCAGAATTCAAGTCCAAGGCATGGTTGGATACCAACGTCATCGGAGGTACCCCGATCGCCCCGTTTAACACACTTACAAAAATCTCCACTTACCTGTCTTATCTCTTCGGTACGGCAGGAGACGGTAATGGCGCATCTGCAGATATCGATTCGATCATAAACACGTGGGGAGAAGTCAAGGCTTTCCTTGCGAACGTAACGTCAGATACAGCATACGACTTGGTCACATTGCTTAATGGCCGTGCATCTTCCAATTTGACTTATACTTCGGGTATGGGGACGCTGGTTGCAAAGCTTTATGATAATACTTCAATCATCGCTACAGCACAGACCGGGTACTCTGTCTTAAAAGTGGACTTAACCGCCGCCCTTAATTTGGGTTCATGGGATTCTACCTATGCAACTTGGACAGCCGGAACAGCGCAAACGTCTAATAAAGCAATTTCTGCAGTACAGGTTCAATCTTTCTATGACAATTTCAGTAAGATGTTTACCGAGGTAGATGGAAAAATTCGGGCTAACATGTCCTTCTATTCCATCGGCGGGGTGAGTGCTTACGGAGATGGTGTTTCCGGTTCAGGAAGCGGGCTTGTCAC